ACCTTGCTCGTAACCAGGAGGATGCCATCCGCTGCGGCGATAACGGTATTTTCAAGGGTGTACCTATGACCGATGAGCAGAAGCACCTGTCCTGCATCGCTCGGAACATATATGAAAAGCACCCCTTTGATGGCAAGTACATCCTGGACGGTGAAAAGCTGACCATTTGCCAGAGCAGAACAGCTTCTGACACCCTGCGTTTTCAGTATCCTGGTGCGGTGGTTAATCCGCTCGGTGACTGGAGCGGCGGCACGGATGTTGACACCGGTGCTACCAACCGCAAGCTGGGCAGCGATATGGCCGACTCCGTAACTGGCGGTGGTCTCCACGGCAAAGACCTCTCCAAAGCTGATGTCAGCGTGAATATCTACGCTTGGCTCAAGGCACAGGAAACTGGAAAGCCTGTGGAGTTCTGTTGCGCCATTGGTGATGAGACGGTCGGTGGCATTCCCTACGAGGAAATCGTGGAAACGGCAAGAGCCTACATCAAGTCCGTTGGTGGCTTTGAGGCCTTTGCCGAGTGGGGTCTCGTATGATTTTTGAGAAAAAGAATACGGCAGACCTTCTGCCTGCCGACTATAACCCCCGCAAAGACCTCAAGCCCGGTGACGCGGAATACGAAAAGCTGAAACGCTCGATTGAGCAGTTCGGATATGTGGAACCCGTCATCTGGAACAAGACCACCGGCCGTGTGGTTGGCGGTCATCAGCGTCTGAAGGTGCTGATGGATATTGGTATGACTGAAGTGGACTGCGTTGTGGTGGAGATGGATGAGGGCAAGGAAAAAGCCCTCAACATCGCCCTCAACAAAATCAGCGGTGATTGGGACAAGGATAAACTTGCTCTGCTCATTGCTGACCTGCAGGGTGCTGACTTCGATGTGTCCCTCACTGGTTTCGAGCCTGCCGAGATCGATGACCTGTTCAAGGATACCCTCAAGGACGGTGTCAAAGATGATGATTTCGATGTAGGCGCAGAACTGGAAAAGCCCACCTTTTCCAAGGCGGGTGATATCTGGACACTCGGCCGCCACCGTCTCATCTGCGGTGACAGCACCAAGGCTGAAACCTATTCTGCTTTGATGGGCAGCACCAAAGCCAACCTGGTTATCACCGACCCTCCCTACAATGTCAACTACGAAGGCAGCGCAGGCAAAATCAAGAACGACAACATGGCAGACGATGCCTTTTATAATTTCCTCCTGGATGCGTACACGCAGATGCACTCTGCAATGGCGGATGATGCTTCCATCTATGTGTTCCACGCAGACACTGAGGGTCTGAACTTCCGCAGGGCTTTTGCCGATGCGGGTTTTTATTTGTCCGGCTGTTGCATCTGGAAAAAGCAGTCCCTTGTGCTGGGGCGCTCTCCTTACCAGTGGCAGCACGAACCCTGTCTGTACGGTTGGAAGAAAAACGGCAAGCACCAGTGGTACACCGGCAGGAAGGAAACCACCATCTGGGAATTTGATAAGCCCAAGAAGAATGGTGATCACCCGACCATGAAGCCGATCCCGCTCCTGGCGTATCCCATCATGAATTCCACCATGAGCAATGCGGTAGTGCTTGACCCCTTTGGCGGCTCTGGCAGTACGCTCATTGCCTGTGAGCAGACCGACCGCATCTGCTACACCGTGGAACTTGATGAAAAGTTCTGCGACGTCATCGTGAAGCGTTACATTGAGCAGGTCGGCGGTTCTGATGGTGTGACCGTTCAGCGTGACGGTCTGACCTACAAATTCACAGAGGTTTGCGATGAGAGTGGCGGTAATTGATGCCGACCTCATCGGTCGCAAACGGCATCGCTTTCCCAACCTGGCCTGCATGAAAATATCGGCACACCACAAGGCAATCGGTGATGCAGTGGAACTAAAAACGGATTATGACAGCCTCGCTGATTATGATGCCGTTTACATTTCCAAAGTGTTCACCGATACGCCAGTGCCGGATGCGGTCTTAAAACTGGATAATGTCAGCTATGGAGGCACGGGCTTTTATTACGATAAGGCACCGTGCCTTTCTGCTGCCATCGAACACCAGAGACCAGACTACCATCTGTACGATGCCTGGGTACAGGAGCAGTTGGATCATGGCGGCAAACGCAACAAATACGCATACTACACCGATTACTCCATTGGTTTTCTGACCCGCGGCTGTTTTCGCAAGTGTGCCTTCTGCGTCAATCAGAACTATGACCGCGTTTATACACACAGTCCTCTTTCTGAGTTTCTTGATACAACACGTCCGAAGATTTGTCTGCTTGATGATAACTTTTTCGGCTCTCCTCGTTGGAAGGATCTGCTCCTGGAACTTCAACAGACGGGAAAGCCATTCCAGTTCAAACAGGGCTTGGATGAACGGCTGCTGACCGATGAGAAGTGCGAATTGTTGTTTTCCAGCAAATATGACGGCGACTACATTTTCGCTTTCGACAACGTGGCAGATGCCGATACCATCGAGAAGAAAATCACCCTGGCTCGGAAATACACCAATGCCGTACTGAAGTTCTACTGCTTCTGCGGTTTTGATCGTAACGGCATATGGGACGCAGATTTCTGGCGGCAAGACATCTTCGATCTGCTGCGGCGCATCCGGCTTTTGATGCAGCACCGCTGTCTGCCGTATGTGATGCGGTTTGCACGGTACACAGAAAGTCCCTACCGAGGTATGTATGTCACCCTGGCTCGTTGGTGCAATCAGCCTGGGTTCTTCAAAAAGAAGAGCCTGCGTGAATTCGCCGATGCCAATGGTGTGAATAGTGCCTGTTACAAATATGTGCGCGACTTCGAGACAGAACATCCCGACGCCGCACTTTACTTTGATATGAAATTCGAGGGAAATGAATATGAAGCAAAACCTTACCCTGGGCAGTCTCTTTGACGGCTCCGGTGGGTTTCCTTTGGGCGGCTTGATTTCCGGCATTACCCCTGTGTGGGCATCGGAGATTGAGCCGTTTCCCATTCGGGTCACCACCAAGCGTCTGCCCTTTATGAAGCATTACGGTGACATCTCCCAGATGGATGGCGGGAAGATCGAACCCGTGGATATTATCACCTTCGGTTCACCCTGCACGGATATGTCCGTTGCCGGACGCAGAGCCGGACTGGAAGGACAGCAATCTGTGCTGTTCTACCAAGCCATCCGCATCATTAAGGAAATGAGGTGTGCCACCAATGGCAAATATCCAAGATACATCGTGTGGGAGAATGTCCCCGGCGCCTTCTCCTCAAACAGCGGTGAAGACTTCAAGGCAGTCCTCGAAGCGGTCATCGGCGTTGCAGAACCGGAAACCCAGGTGCCTATGCCTGAGAAAAGTCGATGGCCCTATGCCGACTGCTACATGGGAGACGGATGGAGCGTTGCTTACAGAGTTCTTGACGCTCAATTCTGGGGAGTTCCCCAACGAAGAAAACGCATCTACCTTGTCGCAGATTTTGCAGGTGGGCGTGCCTTCGACATACTTTTTAAGTCCGAAGGCCTGTCTGGGTATTCTGCGGAGAGCTTCAGCACGTGGCAAAGAACTGCCGGAAGTGCTGCGGATCGCACTGGAGCAACAGGCTTCGATGGCTACAACGGAGAACTGACAGGAGATGTCTCTTCGACCCTGGGAGTGAATTGCGGAATGAGTACCGGCAGAAACGGTATCGTTCTCAACGACCAGGGTGGCAACCGTATGGATGTCACCGATGAGGTCACCGCAACACTCCGAGCCGAGGCACATCATCCTCCCGTGGTGATGGATGCGGCCGGATTCTGTACCGAGCATTCTGCCAGGAGCCGTAGCATCGGCTATGAGGAAGAAACTTCTCCTACGCTCCGAGCCGGTGTCGTTCCCGCCACCGTATATGAAAACCACAGCCAGGACACCCGCTACACCGGTCCCGTGGATACCGCTCCTACGGTATCTGCCACTTACGGCATGGGCGGCAACAATCAGCCTTTCGTGGTCAGTGGTGAACAACCCTCCTGCAATTGGGACGGTCAGCAGACTGCGCCCACTCTCACGGCACACAATGCCGGAGGCAATCAGCGGATGCCTGACAAGAACCACTTCAACTGCGTCCTGCAGGCTTTCGGTATCTCTTCCAAGGACAGCAACGGCATGAAATCCGCAAATCCTCATGTTGGATTCTACCATGCTGACACTTCACGAACCCTGGATGCCAATGGCGGCAATCCCACCTGTAACCAAGGCGGAACGATTGTAATCGAGGGCAACGGAACGCGCCCCTCTCACCAGGGGGATGGCTATAAGGAATCCGACGTGATGTATACCCTTAACACGGTCGACCGCCACGCTGTTTATTCTATGACCACAGGCAGCTTTGCCCAGGTTTCCGAGAACATGGCTCCTACGGTTCTCGCCCGTGACTATAAAGACCCTACCACCGTTTGCTACGGCATCGGCAGGGATACATTCAACCAGGGTAAAAACGCCAAGTTCGCTCCCACCTTTGAGGAGGAACTTCAGCCTACTCTCGTTGCCAAAGGCCCCGGTGCTATTCAGAGCGGGTACACCGTCCGCAGGCTGACTCCCACCGAGTGCGCCAGACTACAGGGTTTCCCTGACTGGTGGTGTGCCGACCTGGGCATCGAACCGACCACGGATGACCTCCGTTATTGGTACGATGTCTTTGAAACCCACCGCAGGATCGTGGGCAGTTCTTCAAAGCCCAAATCTCTGAAGCAGATTGCCAAGTGGCTGCGTGCCCCGCATTCGGATGCAGCAGAGTATAAAATGTGGGGCAACGGAGTGGCTCTGCCGTGCGTGGTTTTCGTGCTTTCCGGCATTGTCTGGTGTACACAAAATGAGGTCGAAAATTCGCGCACATAATCTACGCAGCAGTGTGCAGATATAACTGGCTATATCTGCACACTGACGGTAATATGTGACTACCAAAACCAAAGGAGGTCACAAACATGATTATCAACTACAACGTTAGCGGTTCCGACCGCAAGCAGCTGGTCGCAGCCATTGCCCAGCACACCGGTGAAAAGGCCAAGTACCTCGGCGCTCCCGGCTTTGCCTACCAGGTTGGTGGCTACACCATCAGTGTGGATGGCAAGGTCACCATCGAGGACAACAGCACCGCCGCAGCCCTCATCCGATTCCTTCGGGAGAAAGGCTTCCAGGCTGAAGATCCTCTTGCCGACTGCATCGAGGACGATGCCACTGATGAGCAGACCGAAGCCGAGGAAATCACAGGAGTCTGCATCTCTATGCCTCGCAGCATCCTCACCGACAGCAACCTGGAAAACCTCAAGGCAATCATTGCCGCCAAAGGCAGACTCATCAAGAAAGCCCTTGGCGTAGATGACCTACCCATTGAAGTGACCGAATATAAGGTCAGCTTCCCTTGGTTTCCGGTTGGCTATACACCGGACGAACTGAACACCTACGGGCAGTTCATTGAAAAGCTGTGTGAAATGGCCCGCAATCAGAAAAGGGTCACCGCCAAAGAAAAGGAAACGGACAACGAAAAATACGCATTCCGTTGTTTCCTCCTGAGGTTGGGCTTCATCGGCAACGAATACAAAGTTGCCCGAAAGATTCTGCTCCGTAACCTGACGGGCAGTTCTGCCTTCAGAAGCGGTCAGCCGAAGGAGGTGGAAGTATGCGAATGATTTCCAAAGAGGCGCTGCAAGCCCTCCATGAGCGTTTCCCCAAGGGAACACGAGTGGAATTGGTGCAGATGGATGACCCCCAAGCACCGCCCATCGGCACGAAGGGAACGGTGATCGGCGTGGATGCTATCGGCAGCATCATGGTTCGTTGGGACAACGGCAGCGGTTTGAACGTGGTCTACGGCGAGGATGTTTGCAGGAAGGTCGGTGACGAGGATGCCCTATGATATTCTGAACGACCTGTTCTTCGGTAAAATCGCGCCCTGGGAAAACCGCCCAGAGAACATGGAAGAGTTCCGCCGTTTGAATCAGAGGCTCGGTCAGTTGAGTAATACTCTTGAGGAGCGGTTGGATAAGGAAACCCAGGCAATCCTTGACCAGTACATTTCAGACCGTTCCGATCTGGAATCCCTACTCCAATTTGATAGCTTCAAAACTGGATTTCGGCTTGGTGTTCAACTTATGTTGGCAGCGTGTAAAAAGGTGTAATATACACACTTTTCTCGCCAAATGATTGTGTAGTTTATATCTCCGAATTGACTGGATATATCGGGCAAGTGACGGTAATATACACTCACAACAAAACAAACGGAGGAAATCACCATGAAGAAAATCACCGCTTTTGAGAACGCCATTGCCAACCAGGTCAAGGACATCCGCGCCGAGGGCATCAACCCCACGGCATTCTGGGCATACCGCAACAGCTGCCGCTGCGAGAATGACCTCATCGACTTCAACGAGGTCATTTGGGACGAGGACATCGAGGCCATCGCAGAGACCCTCAACAGCAACGGCATCACCGAGTTCACGATCAGCTGCAACTTCTCTGGCTTGATCCGCACCCTGGTTGCCTTTGAGAAGGTCGGATTCAAGATGGTCGGCACCACCCAGGTCAATGCCACCTACACGGACATTCGCACCGGTGAATTCGCAAAAATTGATGCCCTGCGGATGCAGAAGGCTTGAGGAGGTACGAACATGGACTTCACCACCATCGAACATCTGCAGCTTGCAGTTTCTGCCACCTACGGAGCGGTCATTAAGTACGATGACAAGGTTTTCGTTACCGACATTACTTGGAGAGGCGGATTTACCGCTATGGTTTTCGAGTTCATCGAGACCCCGGAAGAAACCGGACTTGGTGACATTGAATGCCGCCTTGCTCCCTGGGCAGAAGCCAAGGAGACCTTCAAAGACAATGGTCATGCACTGAAATGGTGCTTTGAGCAAATCAAGTAAATTAGGAGGAGGAAACATCATGGCAAAAACTGGACTGGAAATCATCAAGGCATTGGACACCACAGCCGGAGAGATCGCAGAGATCATCAGCAAGGGTCATCCGCCCTTTGAGGAAGGCGGCTCGGTTGCTTGCGACCTGGTCACCTGCGAACAATGCTGGCTGGCATGGCTGACCACAGGCAAACCCCCGATTCCCACCAAGAAGTAAAACTACATCACAGCCCTGGGATGGAGCCGAGAGGCTCTGTTCCTCGTATATGGAGAGTCGCACCGATGACGGTGGCGGCTATTTTTTAAGCCCTTTTTGAGGAGGTGACCGCATATCAGAAAACTGAAAAAGTACAAACCCACCCGCTTTATGGACAAGGGCTGCTATTACGATAAGGCATCCGCAGACTATGCGGTCAGCTTTATCGAAGCCCTCTGCCATACCAAAGGCACCTGGGCGAGAAAACCTTTTGAACTAATCGACTGGCAGGAGCAGATCATCCGAGACATTTTCGGCACACTGAAGCCCAACGGCTACCGCCAGTTTAATACCGCATACATCGAAATCCCCAAGAAACAGGGCAAGTCCGAACTGGCTGCCGCCGTTGCTCTTCTGCTGACCTGCGGTGACGGTGAGGAACGCGCCGAGGTTTACGGCTGTGCAGCCGACCGACAGCAGGCATCCATCGTTTTCAATGTAGCTGCCGACATGGTCCGTATGTGTCCCGCACTCTCCAAACGAGTAAAGATACTGGATTCCCAGAAACGGCTCATTTATCAGCCAACGGGCAGTATCTACCAGGTGCTTTCCGCTGATGTCGGCAACAAGCACGGTTTCAACACCCACGGGGTTGTTTTCGATGAATTGCACACCCAACCGAACCGAAAGCTGTTTGATGTTATGACCAAGGGCTCAGGCGATGCTCGTATGCAGCCGCTGTATTTTTTGATTACCACGGCTGGCAACGACACAAAGTCCATCTGCTACGAGATTCACCAGAAAGCCAAGGACATCATCGAGGGTCGCAAAATCGATCACACTTTCTATCCTGTTATCTACGGTGCGGATGATGCCGATGACTGGACAGACCCCAAGACCTGGAAAAAGGCAAACCCGTCACTGGGCATCACAGTTGCCATCGATAAGGTACGAGATGCTTGCGAGTCTGCAAAGCAGAACCCTGGTGAGGAGAACGCATTCCGGCAGCTCCGTTTGAACCAGTGGGTCAAGCAGGCAGTCCGTTGGATGCCGATGCATCTGTGGGACAAATGCGAGTTCGCAGTCAACGAAGATGCTTTGGAAGGTCGTGTCTGCTACGGTGGCCTGGACTTGTCCTCCACCACGGATATCACGGCGTTGGTGCTTGTTTTCCCGCCCACCGATGAGGATGACAAATATATTATTCTGCCGTACTTCTGGATTCCAGAGGATAACATTGACCTGCGTGTGCGACGAGACCATGTGCCATACGATGTTTGGGAACGCCAGGGCTTCCTACAGACCACCGAGGGCAATGTCGTTCACTATGGTTACATCGAAAAATTCATCGAACGTCTGGGTGAACGCTATAACATCCGTGAAATCGCATTTGACCGTTGGGGTGCTGTGCAGATGGTGCAGAACCTTGAGGGTATGGGCTTCACGGTGGTTCCTTTCGGACAGGGCTTTAAGGATATGTCCCCACCGACAAAGGAACTGATGAAACTGGTGCTTGAGGAGAAGGTCGCCCATGGTGGGCATCCCGTTCTCCGCTGGATGATGGATAACATCTTCATCCGCACCGACCCCGCTGGCAACATCAAGCCGGACAAAGAAAAATCCACAGAGAAGATTGACGGTGCGGTTGCCACCATAATGGCTCTCGACCGTGCGATCCGCTGTGGCAATGATACCAGTGCTTCGGTCTATGACAGCCGAGGCATTTTGTTTATATGAAGGGAGTGACGTGATATGGGTATCTTTTCTGGTTTATTCAAATCCAGAGACAAGCCTGAAAACAGAACAGCAGGAAGTTCATACACCTTTTTCATGGGTGGTTCGACTTCCGGCAAAAATGTGACCGAACGGTCTGCCATGCAGATGACTGCCGTTTACTCCTGTGTCCGTATTCTGGCAGAGGCAGTGGCGGGTCTTCCGCTCCATGTCTACAAGTACAACGAAAGCGGTGGCAAAGAAAAAGCCATCGACCATCCGCTGTACCGTCTGCTCCATGATGAGCCGAACCCTGAAATGAGTTCTTTCGTGTTCCGAGAGACCCTCATGACCCATCTGCTCCTCTGGGGCAATGCATATGCCCAGGTCATCCGTAACGGCAAGGGTGAGGTCGTTGCCCTCTACCCGCTGATGCCCAACCGCATGACCGTGGACAGAGATGCCAAGGGGAAACTGTACTACCGATACATCACCACTTCGGATGACGCACCCACAATGGAGGGCTCCACAGTCACGTTAAGCCCCTCGGATGTCCTGCACATTCCCGGTCTCGGCTTTGATGGTCTTGTAGGCTACAGCCCCATCGCTATGGCGAAGAATGCTATCGGTATGGCTATGGCCTGTGAGGAGTTCGGAGCCAAGTTCTTTGCAAACGGCGCTGCGCCCTCCGGTGTTCTGGAGCATCCCGGCACC